CTACACGAACCGCCATCAGCACAAGGATTTCTCGGCCATCTTTGCCGATTACGACAGCGGCACGATCACCACCCGGCTTGACTGGCACCCCACCGCCACCGCCACCGCCCACACCATGAACGGCCCCGACCGCCACCGCGTCACGCTCAAGCTGCGGCCGTCCGAAGAATGGGCGCGGTGGAACGGCGCGGCGGGCAAGATGCACCCGCAGGCCGTCTTCGCCCGCTTCCTTGAAGAAAACGCCACCGACATCCTGATGCCGGAACCGGCCATCTTCATCGAATTGGCCCGCGACATGGAAGCGGTGGCCGACCGGTCCTTCACCAGCCGCACCCGTCTGTCGAACGGCGACAGCGAATTCCGGTTCAGCGAAGACTCGCGCGTGGTCGGCACCGTCACCGTGCCCGAATCCTTCACCCTGCGCATTCCGCTTTACCAAGGCGAAGCGCCCGAGGATCTGCGCGCCCTGTTCCGCTGGAAGGCCGACAAGGAAGGGCTGACCTTCGGTTTCGTCTGGCACCGCGCCGAATACATGCGCCAGGCCCGCTTCCAGCAGATCGCCGCCCAGGCGGCCGAGGAAACCGGCCTGCCATACATTCTTGGGCGCGTTGCGTGATCATGAACCTTGAGCGCCTCTCTGCCTTGGCGCTCGGTCGGCGCGGCTGGCATCCCGCGCCGCAACTGCCGGGCGGTGGGACCATCACGCCGCCCGGCTTTTTCCATTCGCCCGCTCCGGGCGCATCCGCCGCCGGACGGCTTCCGGCAATTCGGCTGCGTTTCGACGCCGCCGTGGTCCTCCCTGTAACTGCCGGGGCTGCGGCCCCGGCTCTTTTTCAACCCCAGAACAGAAAGGAGACTCTTGCCGATCTGACAGAGCCAAGCCGAAACGGATCACAAGTGTTTTGCGAAACCCACGGGCGCGCTGGATGCGGCTACGGCCCGGCTTTCCCGTGGGTGAGCGCATGAAAGTCCTGGCCGCCTGCGAATGCTCGGGTGCCGTGCGCGATGCCTTCGCGGCATTGGGCCACGAGGCGCTTTCCTGCGACCTGCAACCGTCCGAGACGGACGGCACCCACTACCAAGGCGACGTGCGCGATGTGCTGGATTTCCCGTGGGATATCATCATCGCCTTTCCGCCTTGCACCGATCTTACCGTGTCCGGCGCGCGCTGGCACGAAGCCAAGCGCCGCAATGGTTCGCAATACGCCGGTGCATCATTCTTCATGCTGTTCGCCAACCATCGTTGCCCCCGCGTGGCGATTGAAAACCCGGTTGGCATCATGTCGTCTCTCTGGCGCAAGCCGGATCAGGTGATCCAGCCGTGGCAGTTCGGCCATGGTGAAACCAAGGCGACGTGCCTTTGGCTCAAGGGCCTGCCGCTTCTGAAGCCAACCAACATCGTCGAGGGCAGGGAACAGCGCGTGCACCGCATGGCCCCCGGACCTGACCGGGCGCGCGAACGCAGCCGCACATTCGCGGGCATTGCGGCGGCCATGGCCGACCAGTGGGGCGGCGATCTGGTGACGAGGATGCGCGCATGATCCTGGCCCCGCTCCTGGCCTCAATCCTGGACCTATCCGGCACGCTGATAACCCTTCAGCCGACGACCGAACCCGGCGCGGTGGCCGAAGTCGTCATGCGGAACAACGTGATGAACGGCCCGCAGGACGACGGCACAAGCGCGTTGGACCTCGGCCCGCTGTCGGTGGCCGTGACGTTCAAATGGGATGCCGACGGCACGCGGGACCGTCTGACCGTGACGCCGCCCGACGGGCTGATCTGCATTCCGGCGGATTGCGCGGTCGTGGTCGAGGAAGGCAAGGTCGGGCGGGTTCTGATAATCGAATGGAGCGGAATGTGAGCATTCAAGAATACAGACAATTCATCGCGGCGAAGTCTGGAAAGACGCGCGCCGCAGGTATGCAGCCGGGCCCGGTCAATGCCCACGCCAAGGCACATCAAGACGCCGTGATCCGGTTCGCCCTGAACACGGGTAAGTCGGCTGCGTTTCTGGACACCGGCCTTGGCAAGTCATTCATTGAACTGGAATTCGCGCGGCAGTGCGCGGATGAAACCGGGAAGCCTTCGCTGATCCTGACCCCGCTTGCTGTGGCCGGTCAGATGGTCCGGGAAGGGCAGAAATTCGGGATCGACGCGCGCCAGATCAGGGATCAGTCCGAGGTCGGCGCTGGCATCATGGTTGCCAACTACGAGCGCCTTGCCAAGCTGGACCCCGCATCTTTCGGCGCAGTCGTTCTGGACGAAAGCAGCATCCTGAAAAGCTATGCGGGCCGGACCCGTGCGCTGATCCAGGAAGCATTTGAAGCCACGCCGTTCAAGCTGGCCGCAACAGCCACGCCGTCACCGAATGACCATACCGAACTCGGCAACCACGCGGAGTTTTTGGGCGTCATGCGGCAGCAGGAAATGCTGTCCAAGTGGTTTATCAACGACACTTCGACGGCATCGCAGGATTGGCGGCTCAAGGGGCACGCTGTCGCAGATTTCTGGGCATTCGTCGCATCATGGGCGCGGTGCGCAACTCTGCCATCCGATCTTGGCGGGGACGATACGGGCTATGTTCTGCCGGAAGTCGTGCGCGGAATCCATGCTGTCCACGCTGACCGAATGGAGAATGTCGCGCAAGGGATGCTGTTCCGCATCCCGGAAATGAGCGCGACCAGCTTCCACGAGGAAAAGCGCCTGACACTGAAGCAGCGTTGCGGCATGGCGGCGGAACTTGCGAACCACGATAAGCCGGTGACTGTTTGGTGCGAAACAAATGAGGAAAGCGCCTTTCTCGCCAAGGCCGTACGTGATGCCGTCGAGGTTCGCGGCGACATGGACCCGGACGAGAAAGAGGCGCGGCTTCTTGGGTTCGCCGAAGGCAAATACCGCGCCATCGTGACCAAGCCCAAGTTGGCCGGGTTCGGCGTCAACTGGCAGCACTGCGCCCATGCTGTCTTTGCCAGCATCAGCTTTAGCTATGAACAGCACTATCAGGCGGTTCGCCGGTCGCATCGGTTCGGGCAGTCCGAGACTGTGCGGAATGACATCGTGATTGCGGACACCGAGGCCGCGATCTGGAACGTCATCAACGAAAAATCGGAAAAGCACGACGAAATGAAGCGCCGCATGGCGGACGCGATGAAGGCTGCGCAGACGCAAGCGGGCGTCAAGGTGAGATATGACCGCCCGCTTGATCTGGCATTTCCAGAATGGCTGAAAACGGAGGGATGATGCGATGAAGAAGCCGGAATTTCAAGGGGCGGGCTGGGCTATCCACAACAGCGACTGCATCGAGGGCATGCACGCCATGCCAGAGCGGTCGGTTGACTGCGCTATATTCTCGCCGCCGTTCGGTGATCTGTTTGTCTACAGCGACAGCGAGCGCGACCTTGGCAACGCTGGCGACGGGCAGGCGTTCATGGCGCAGTATCGGTTCTTCGCCGAGGCTCTGGCGCGCGTAATGAAGCCTGGGCGCATCGTGTGCGTCCACTGCACGGACCTGCCAGCGCGCAAGGGAAAGCATGGCTACATCGGCCTGCAAGACTTCTCTGGCGACCTGATCCGGGCGCATGAGGCATCCGGCCTGATCTACCACGGGCGCGCTACCATCTGGAAAGATCCGGTTGTGGAGATGCAGCGCACCAAGGCGCTTGGCCTGCTCTACAAACAGATCAGGAAGGACAGCGCCATGAACCGGGTGGGGATGCCCGACTACATGCTGTTTTTCCGCGCGCCGGGGGACAACCCCGATCGGGTTGAGCACGCCGCGCCGGGTGACACGAAAGAGGCAACCCGCATCGCGCGGGAATGGCTTTCAGAAATGCACCGTCTCGGCCTTGCGTCTCAGGTTCCGGATGACGAACAGATTGCCGCTCTTTTGCCGCATGCCGAGTTTGACGTCTACGAGTGGCAGAAGCTTGCAAGCCCAGTTTGGATGAACATCCAGCAAGGCAACGTTCTCAACAGGATGAAGGCGCAGAACGACGAAAAACACGTTTGCCCGCTGCAACTGGACGTGATCGAGAACTGCCTGCGACTCTACAGCAAGCCGGGCGATGTGGTCATGGACCCATTCAACGGGATCGGGTCAACCGGCTATCAGGCGGTCAAGATGTTCCGCCGCTATCTCGGGTTTGAACTCAAGCCGGAATACGCACGGCAGGCGGAGAAAAACCTGAAAGAAGCGGAAGCTTCTGTCGGTGATCTGTTCGGGTTCGCGGCAGAATGACCGCGCTGGAAGCCTTCGCCAACGCCGCAATCGGCCTCGTCGTCTCATGGGCCGCGACATTCTTTGTCCTGGGCTATTCGGCGCAAGGATCGGCGGCTGTAACGGCCATGTTCTTCTGCCTGTCATTCGCCCGCAGCTATGTCCTGCGGCTGCTCTTTCGGAGGTGGCAATGACCAACCGCGACCTGTCCACCGCAATCGCCGCCTATCTCGCCAAGCATCCGCGCGCGTCTGACAAGCAATGCGCCGCCGCTGTCGGATGCCACCCGTCCACCGTCTACGCTTACCGCCACGCGGTAAAGCGCAACAAGATCGTGCCGCGCGACGGCGTAATGGTTGCGCGCGTGCCGGGGAATTACGACGGCACGGGTTATATGCCGGTTTCGCTTCCGGCTTTTCCATGGGGGGAGAAGTGATCCGCCGCATCCTGTCCGCAATCACCCGCAAGCCGCCGCAGATCGTCATCGCGCCTGGGTCGAAATTCGCCGTTCGCGCGATGCGGATCAATAACCGGAACGCAAAGGCCGCCGCGCTTTATGTGCGGGTGCATGAGATACTGACGGAGGGGCGGAAGTGATCACAATCACAATCCCCGGCAAGCCATTCGCTTGGCGGCGCGCAAGGTCGAATGGCAAGATCCGCTTCAAGGACCGCGCGACGGAAAGTGCAGAGGCGTCATTGCAGGCAATCGCGCTGGCACAATGCCACGCGCCGTTGGAAGGGCCGATCAGCCTGGACGTGCGGCTTTGCTTCAAGGTGCCGCAGTCGTGGTCGAAGGCCAAACACGCCGCGCACCTGTGGCGGCCCCATACGCAAAAGCCGGACTGCGACAACTGCGTCAAGCACATCGGCGACAGCCTCAACCGCATCCTGTGGAGCGATGACGCGCAGATCGCATCGCTCAGCGTGACGAAGGTTTGGGGCGACAAGGATCAGACCGTCATCGTGGCGAGGGCGATGTGATGGGCCGCGTTGTTCGCCTCCCACGCGGGGAATTCATCGACATGTGGAACTCCGGTGTCTGCGGCGACAGGATGGCCGAGAGGTTCGGCATCAACCGCAGCACGGTAACGAAGATCGCCAAGCGGTTCGGCCTGAAGCTGCGCATTGAGACCAAGGTAGCGCGGCGCGTCATCCCCGCAGACCGCACCGAAGAATTCGCCGCCATGTATATTGCAATGGTCACGCAGGAGGAAATGGCGCGGGCCTTCGGGTGCAACGTCGGCACGATTAGGAACCATGCCAAACGGCTTGGGCTTCCGTTGCGCGGCAAGGGTAACTCGTCGCGGTTCATCACCCTGGCCGACTATCGCGCCATCCAACTTCGTGACCGTCTCGCCGCAGCCGCACGCGAAGAACAGGCCGCGCTGAAGCTGGCAGAGATGGTTGATATCAAGGGCACCTCGTCGGGGCGCGCGGCATGAAGGTAGCGCCATACAGCCCGCAGAAAGCCGTCCTGACGCCGCACGATCTGGAAGCGTGCCGGGCCTGCAAGGAACCCGCGTATGAACGCGTCATGGCGATCCTGCGCGCCGTTTCTGAAGCATCCGGCGTGCCGGAAAAGGCGATCCTCGGGCGCTACCGCGGCACGGCCCAGACCGTCCGGGCGCGGCAGATCGTGATGTATGTAGCGGCCCGTGCGGGGTTCACCTACTCGGCGATTGGCCGGGTTCTGAAGCGCGACCACGCGACCGTCATGCACGGGGTGGACGCGGAAAAGGCAAGGCGGGGTGAGGGATGACATTTTACCCATCATCCCAAGACGTTCCGCCGCCGCCGTCCAGCGCCCTGTTTGACGACCATCTACGCTGGGCCGTGTTCGTCATGGACCGCGACGACCCGCAACGCCATTTCGCGGCTTCCTGCCTCGCATGGGTGCTGAAATTCGGCGGCCTGAGCGAACGGCAGGCGGCGGCTTGCGTGCGGCTTCTGGCCCGCATCCGCGAACTCTACGCGCCAGTCGCGCTTGAATGCCAAGCCGCGCCACAGGCCGAACTGACAGCGACGACGAGAAAGGGCCTGCACTGATGGCCGAGTTCCCAGCAATTCCATTCTGGACGGACGCATACCTTGCGGACACCGCCCACCTGACCAACGAAGAGCATGGCGTCTACATCCGCTTGCTCATGTTCGCGTGGCGGACGGCTGATTGCGCATTGCCTGACGACGACAAGCGACTAGCATTGATGGTCGGCGTCACGCCCAAAAAGTGGCAGTCGCTCAAGCCTGTCGTCATGTACTTCTGGACCCTGGCCGATGGTCGGTGGACGCAAAAAAGACTGACGAAGGAGAAACTTTTTGTCGCCGAGCGGGCAGAGAAAGCGCGCGACTCTGCGAACGCACGTTGGAAAGACAAGCCATTGAAATCAAACGGACGTGGATATGCGGTCGCAGATGCGAACGGATATGCTAGCGATGATGCGAATGCATATGCACCCATACCCATACCCACACCCATAAGAAATTCAGTTCCTAACGGAACTGCGAAAAGTGCGGTTTCGCATCCCGATTTCGAGGCGGAAGACCCAGACGCATGGCGGGCCGAAGTCGCGGCGCAGGAGCCATCGCAGCCGGTCGATCTGGACCCCGTGCGGGAACTGTTCGAGACAGGCATCCGCATCCTGTCCGCATGCGGCATCGCACCGCCAAAGGCCCGCGCCCTCGTCGGCAAGTGGCGCAAGGACTACCCACAGCAGGACCCCGCCATCCTCGCGGCCATCTGCGCCTTCCAGAAATCCGGCGCGGTCGATCCCGTCCCGTGGATAACCGCCAAGCTGACCCCCAAGCCGCACGTCCCGACCATCGCCGAAATCATGGCCCGCATCTGAGGTTCGCATGTCGCTACACGCCGCAGACA